TGTAATCCGCCTTCTACCTGGTACCGAACCCGACCGTCCACTACTACCTCCGTTTTGACCCAGAACGTGTAGTCCGGGTTCTGAGTTGATACGGCATCTGCGCTGTAGGAGTATGAGCTCACCCGCTTCGGGCCTTGAAACTTCTCCTGGATGCCCTGGATTACACGTTCGTAGGCATGTTCGTTGGTGCATGGAAGCCCCGTAGGCTCAGGTTGGCCTGTAGGCTCTCCAGCCAGACTATTGAGGCCCGCACTGATGAGGCCAATACCGAACACGGCAGCGATGCCGATGAGGGTGTACTTGAGGGGCTTGTTCATGGTAGGATGTGGAGGTTGAGGAGGTGAATGTAGGGGTCACTTTTTACGCTGTGGAGCGGGTAGCTCAAAGGCAGAGAGCTGGTTCGGGTCTGCAGCTGGTGGTTCGTACGTGCGCACGATGTCTGCGATGGTGTCCGAGGACAGGTAGAAGCGGGCCTCGGCCATGGCCAGCACGGCCCCGTAGCGGTACTTCTGCTCGGTCCCTACCTTCTCCTCCAGCTTAGAGGTGACGTAGTTGTAGATGTCGCGATCGCGGCGCTCTTTATTGGTCAGTGCCATGGGGTACAAATTCTAGGATGGAACCATCGCGGCCACGCTTGGGCACGAGGCCCAAGGACTTGAGGTGCTGCATGTAGGACGTGATGCCTGCACCATCGAGCTTCTTGAAGTACTCAGGGGACCATTGGTTCGGGTGCTTCGCTCCAGTAGGAGCAGCAGGGGCCACCATGGATGCCCGCACCTCGTTATAGTACCGGCACAGGTTGGGCACGCTCTGCTTGCCACGCCAGAGCCAGGTGGTGCTGTTCTCCGGCATGCTCTCCTCATCAAAGTAGTACAGCAGGACGGGCTCCGTCACCTTCAGCTTGGCGACCATGCCAGCGTCCTTCTTGGTCACGGTGTACTTCACTCCCTTGTGGCGTTCGTACAGGCGGCAAAAGAGGGCGATCGCCTCGTTCGTCTTCAGCTCAGGCTGCACCAGCTCCACGGTGAAGCCTGAGCTGCGCAGTTCATCGATACGCTCATCGGTGAACGGACGCAACATGAGGCCGTGCATGCGTACCCACATCTCACGGCCCTTGAAGTAGAGCGTGTGAGGCAGCCGGGTCTCATCGTTCGCCACGATCTTGGCGAACTGGCCGGGCAGCGTGTTACAGGTGAGCAGCAGGTTCATGATAGGGCCTGGTCAATCTTTCCGAGGGTGGTACGCACCAAGCCCAGGCGCTGGTTGCCCAGCTGGGTCCACTCGCTCAGCAGGGCAAAGCACTCCTCGACCGGCAGGCTCACGTTGTAGTAGTCCTTGTACATGACCGATGCCAGGTTCAGTCGCACCAGTAAACGCAGGAACAGTGAGGCTCGCATGCGCAGGGCGAAGAACACGAACCCCTTGTTGGACTCCATGTGACGCAAGGCCTCTGGCGTGTGCGTATCACAGAGGCCGGTCACGTGGTCACGGAGAGCGTTGAGCTCTGCCCGTGTGAGCTTCAGTTTCACCTTATCCATTGCGGTCCGCTTTGGCGTTCATTCGTTCCATCTGGGTGACGGTATCGCGGAGCTCCTTGGTGGTCATCGCGAGCAGGTCTTTCTTGTGCTGGCCGTACTTCATCAGCCAGCCGTTCAGGCGGTCCTTGTCCACCTTGCCGCTGCCCTCCTCCCAGCCCAGCTCATGAGCCAGGGAAAACACCTTCCGGCGCATGCGGTAAAGCTTGCCTCCATCAATGCCATCCAGCTGTGCTTCCAGGTGGTGGATCAGGCTGTTGCATTCGTGGGCCAACATCAGCCTGCTGGAGGTCTCCCGGCCACCGGTGAATTGGTGCACCAGATCACCCCTCTGTTCGCTGTCGATATCGAGCTTGCCGAGGAGTACGAAAAGGCGGCTGTTCTGCTGGTTGGTGCGGAGGTCATTCGCACCGTAGGAATGGGTGGCCATGGTCAGCGCTTTTTGAGCAGGTGGAGAGTGAAGTAGATGCCACCGTTCACCATCACCAGGACGGCGAAGAACAGGGCATGCGAATAGTACAGTTCGTGGGGGCACGGACCGGGCGAAGTGGCCCAGTACATCCACTGCCACAGAACAGCGCTCAGGATGCCCAATGACAGGCCGCCAACGAGCAGGCAGGACCACATGGTGAAGGAGGTGATCTTGGCCATCATTTGTGGGTCGCGGGTGTAATGTGCCAGAAGCACTCTTTGAAGGTCGTATCAATGCCCTCTAATTGGGCGTTCAGCACATCCCTCAACTGGGTGGCAGCTGGGCCGGTGAAGGCACCTGGAACGCCATCGCTCCAAGTGCCTCCGAACAGCCCACCTGTCCATTGCGTGATGGTGCCCTTGGCATCGGCCAGGAACAGCTCGGTGCGCGTGCCCTCGTGAGTGCGGGTTAGGTGGTAGCGGGGGTGGGCCTTGAATCCCATGTTCACCAGAGGTATTTGCCCACCTTTTGAAAGAACACCCTGCGAGTGTGACCCTTCATGCCGGAGCGGTCCCTTAACTCCCTGCTCCAGTCTACCAAGAGGTCCATCGCCTTGTCACCCTGGCGCAGGCCGTGGCGCTTCACCAGGTCATTGATCACCTCTTGGATGAAGAGGCGGTCCTTCTGCAGTTGTTCAATGGTCTGCTCCATGGCTCAGGAGGCTTTAGGGTAGTACCATATACCCTGTTCGCCCGCCACTGAAATGGGATGGTTGTAGATGGGCAACCGCACATCCTGCAGGACCAGACCGTGGAGGCCCTCAGCATTGCACATTGCGGCCCTGCTGTCCCTCTTGTTCAGTGTCCGGCATTCCTGAACCAGTGCGGTGCATAGGATGGCACTGTGAACCAACCGAAGCTCCTCGCTCGCGTGTATCTGCTCAAGGGTTAAGAAGTCTCCGGCTTTGATGTAGGCCAGTCGGTCCCAGGTCTTACCTGCGTGGATGCCGATGCGCTTCCCTTGAAGGCCTGCAAAGCGCCCATGGGTTCGCGTCTCGATGCTCTTCCAACCCAAGGCGATCCAGCTCGCCCAGGGTTGGTGAAGTGTGAGGCAAGGAATAGGCTCCATGACTAGGCTTGTTCTGGAGCTTGTTCCCCGGCCAGCACAGGTTCGCGCTTCACCTGGATGTACCGGTGCTCACCGGCCATGATCTTGGTGGCTACGTCCTCGGGCTCGTAACCCAGTGCCCAGTCCTGTTCCACCAGGACGAAGTGATCGGTGAACTGCAGCGGCATGTTCAGGCCCTTCTTGGCGAGCTCTTTCACGAGCTCGTCCATCCATTCGGTACGCGGGAGTTTGTGGTGCATTGTGGAGTTGTTGGTGTTGATGTGATCGTGTGAATTACCAGCCGATGGCCTTGCTCAATTTTGCTGTCCACCCATCGAATCGGGCAGCTATCCTGGCGAGCACGATATCCTCCGCTGAACGGACCTCTTCGAGCTCGTCTCCGGTGATGCCCTTATCGATGGCAGACATGCCAGGGCTGGGCAGGAAGCGCAGCCATTTGCCGAGCTCCATTTGGGAGGCCTGTTCTACTTGGTCAAGTGTTGGATACTGCATGGCTTCAGTTGCGTTGTTCCGGTGCCATGCCCAGGATGAGCCCACCCATTGCGAGGGCTGCAGCAGCCACGATAGCGGCGCTGTGCGGCTGGTGCTCCAAGGGAATGCCAGCCAGGTAGCCGTACACGTAGATGAAGGCCATGAAGGCAAGGCCCAGGATACCGGCGTAGACCAGTGCTACGCCCACGTTATGGAGGCTGAGGATGCGCATCAGATGGCGGAGAAGTTGAGCTGCACGAACTTGTAGCTGCCATCCTCCTGGCGCACACCCACGCGGAAGTACATCTTGGAGGAGGTGCGGCGGATGCTCTGCTCGATGAGTGCGATCGCATCCTGGAACAGGCGGGCCTTCACCTTGTGCTTGTAGCTCACCAGGTGCATCACCCGCTTGCTGTCCAACTTGCCGTTGGTGGTCTCGAAGGCCTTGGTCACCATCTCCACCAGGAACTCGTCATCACTGCTCAGCTTGCTGGTGAGGTATTCGTGCAGCTTCTCACGCGCTGCGGTGATCATCAAGCCATCGAACTCGATGCGGTCCTGAACATCGGCCTCCACCATGATGGAGCGGTCGAAGTTGTACCACTGCTTGTTCCCCTTGCTCTCCTTCACCTTCGCGCCGATGTTCTTCTCGAAGCCGGTGAGGACATCGTTGTGTACCGTGGTCACCAGTTCCTTCAGTGAGCCGAGCAGGCCCTCCACCTTCAGTGCCTCGGTGAGCAGCTTGTGTGCGCTGCGTTCCTGCAGGCGTTCCTGGGCGGTGGTGCGGTTGTATGGGATCGCGGTGCCCTTGGCATCGGTCCAGGTCTTGTCCTTGGAGGTCTGTTGCTTGATCATATCAGTACTTCGTTGAGGCGTTGTGTCGGGCCATCACTTTCGCAGGCAGCTCGTAGCCCATCTCGGGCAGCCCGTCTCTTAGGTTGTCTTTCCGCGTTCGCGTACTGGCTACGCGGGTGCACAGTTCGTGGTACTCCTTCAGCCGGTCCATGAAGTCCGCAGCCTTCACGTTGTGCAGCAGCCATTCCTGGATGGCATCGCGGCGAACGGTGAGCTGCTGGAGCAGGTCCTTTAGTTCGTTCACCCGCTGCTTGCGCTCCACGTTCGGGCCTACCGGGGTCTCGTCCTTCTTTCTCATGCTGCCTTGACCCGCTTCGCGTGGATCGTGTTGTAGATGTGAGCGTATCTCTCCTTGAAGCGTTCATCATTTCGCCACAGGTAGAGTGCCAGTTGCCACTCGCGGTCCTGCTGTCCTTTGCGCAAGCCATTGGTATCGATGAATGACTTGTAGAAGCGGTCTACATCCTCTCCCGAAAAACCGAGAGCCAGTAGGAGGAGGAGCATCATGGCGCGTGTGCTGGAATGGTCGCCTGAAAAGGCCTCGCTCGCAGTGATACCTGCGTGCATGCCAGCGATCCGATCCGCGGTTCGTAGCAGGTTCATCGGCTGGCGTTGATCACGCGGACGGCCTTGGCCATCACGCGGCGTGAAACACGGATCTCCAGGCGGGCGGCATCGTGCAGGCCATCGTACACGCGGCGGAGCAGAACGCGCTCCCACTTGCCCACGTAAGGTCCCCAGCTGTCCAGGTGCTGCTCTGCTGCGAAGCGGCTGTTGCGGTTGTCCCACTGGCGCTGCCACCAGCTCCAGTATTCCGGCATGGCCAGCAGGATGTCACGGCTCGTCTCATCATCGGCCAGGTACACGCGCAGGTACTCCATGCCCTGGTCCAGGTAGAGGTTCATGTACTGCTCATCTGTGAGGCGCAGGACCCGCATGATGAGCTCCTTGTTATGTGCGGCCTTGCTCATCGTGATCAGGCGGCTACGCGCTGAATGTGAAGCTTCTGGATCTCCCGCTTCACCCTGCGCAGGTCGGTGTCATTCTCCACCTCGTTCCACACCGCGTTGATGTCGGCCTCGTCCGTCACACCGTTGGCGTTACAGAGCAGCTGCACGTCCTTGCGACCGATCTTGTTGAGACGCATGAACTTGCGGCCGATGCGGCTGTAGATCTCGCGGAAGCCGCGCTTGTCCCGCTTGGCACCTTTCTCCCAGGCTATGGCCAGGAACGGGGCACCAGCCAGGAAGAACCCGCACAAGCCATCGAGCTTGTTGTACAGTTCGATGAAGTACATCAGCAGCGGATCGCGCAGCTTGTCCACCTCGTCCAGGATCACCAGCGGCTTGTCCAGCTGGCGCAGGGTGGAGATGATGCCATCGGCCAGCTCAGGCGCGGTCAGCTGGTCCGGGTCCTTGCCCAGGGCACGGTAGATGTTGGCGAGGAAGAGCTTCTTGGTCCAGTACTCCGCACACTGCACGTAGAACACGTTTGGATGCGAGGCGGCATACTGTACCAGGGCGAAGGTCTTTCCCGCTCCAGCGTCATGGCTGAGGGCAAGGCTGGCCCCTTCGGTCTGGGCATACTTGCACCATCCCTGAATGGCCCTGTAGTTGTTGGTCTGGGCCACCTGCCACTCCTGGCCCTGGTAGCGCACGGCCACTGCGATGCGCTGCCACATGGGGTCAGCGATCAGCGCCCATTTGCCTTTGATGACGTTGCTCACGGTGGCTCCGCTGATGCGGTGGCGGTTGCCCCACTTCACCTGGCTACCGGCCTTCTCTACTTCGGTGGCCAGCAGTGTGGACACTGCCTTCTTGGTCTGCTCGTTCATTGTGTGGAGGTTGTGGAGTTGAGTGTTGTGTGATCAGGCTGCGGTGCTGAACTGCAGGGTGCCGTATTTGGTGATGTGCGGGCGGCCGTTGCGCAGCATGTCCACCGCATCGTGGAGGCGCTCCACGCCTTCTTTCCTGCAGATGTTGGTGAGTACCTTCACCAGGTTGGCCTCCAGGATGGTGTCCACCATGTAGCTGCACAGGCGTTCCACCGGTTGTCCGTTCAGGGTGTACACACCCAGGTCGTGCAGTTCGGCACCGGTCATCCGGCGCTTCACGTGCTTGCGCACAGGGGGGATGGCAGAGGCCAGTTGCGTGATCGCTTCGAGGTCCTTGTTGGTCAGAGTGTGTGCCATTGTGGATGGTGTTGAATGGTGTGTTAAAGGGCAGCGTAGATGTCGATCTCGTCATCGTCATCCTCGGGTGTGGCGGTGTGGCCGGTCTGCAGAGCGCTCTCGGCCAGGTTCATGTCATCCTTGTTGCCGCGATAGCCCACCTCCACCAGCGTGTCCGGGTCTATGCCGCTCTGGTTGCGCAAGAGCTCCAGGTCGCTCTTTGCCAGTTCCTCCTGGGCCTTGCGCAGAGCCATCAGCGTGGCGATCTCACCGCGCTCTCCGGCCTGCAGGTCCACCACAGCACGGGCGTAGCTCCGCTTCGTCTCTGCCTGGGCCACGTAACGAAGGCTGCCACTGGCGTCCTCCTTGTAGAGGCGCAGGCTGCTCAGGTCCTCGGGGTCATACTTCGCCGTGAACTTGGCATTGGTCCACCGGTGGATGAAGTCCAGGCTCGGCATGCCATCGCTACCGTACACCTCATACTGCAGGCGCTGGCCACCCACATCCATGGTGATGCCATCATTGCGGTACGTGAGCTGGCGTTGCGTGGTGTGCCAGAACAGTTCCACCATATCAATGAAGTCCAGCGGCGATGCCTGTGGGTTCACGCTCACCTCGTACATCGCTATGCGTGCCATGCCCGTCTTTGGGTGCGGCATGTTGTTCCACCGCTGGATGTCCTCACCGGCGCAACGCATCGCCTCCTCCATGCTGGGCAGGCGGTGGCGGTTGGCTTCGATGAAGTCCAGGTTGGGGCGGCTGTTCAGGCTCTTGGTGGTGATGTTCTGGCCGGTGAAGAACCAGCGATCGCGCATCACGCCCTGCTGCATGCGGCCGATGAGGCTCTCGATGGGCTTTGCCTTCGCGTTGTATGGCTGTGCAGGGAAGTGCAGTTTCGATGCACGGCTGTAGAAGTCCTGGGACTCCCGCTTCTTGTGGCCTCCCTGGTTGTCATACAGCCACTGCAGGGGGCGGTGACCGCTTGCCTTCAGGGCCATCTTCGCAGCGGTGAACTGGGCGCGGAAGTCCTCCGTGTGGCCAACGCTGTAGCCCAGTACTGCCTCGCTGTACACGTCCATGATGAGGTATACCTGCAGCTTGGCCATCATGCCGCCCGCGCCCTGGTAGAAGTAGTTCAGCTTCGTACCATCGCTGCACCACAGTGCATCGCGGAAGGCAGGGCCACGCAGCTTCAGCGTGTGGGCGAACTCGTTCCGGTAGGCGGCTGCACCGTGGCGACCGATGTACCACAGCGGCTGGATATCGGACCGCATCAAGTGCTTGTAAATGGCCGTTTCACAAAGGCTTGGCCAGCCCTTGGCCTTGGCCTCTGCAGCGTAGCGTGCCGTCACCTTCGCGGTGTCCGGCTTCGTGGGCTGTGCGTACTGGGCAACCAGCCAGGCGCTCTGGTCCATACCGATCTTGCGGCTGTTCTGGTTGCCCCACTTGGCGCTGATCACCGCAGTTGCACCGTTGGTGCGGTAGTCCCGCACCTTGGCCATGATGCGGCCATAGGCGTTCGGCAGGTCCACTTGCTCCTCCTGGATGTGGGCGATGATATCGGCCTGCCATTCGCGGGTGCTGCTGTAGCCCCATGCGGCCACCTGCTTGCGCGTCACCGTATTGAACAGGCGCAGGTAGGCACAGGCCTTGGCGTAGCTGGCCACCGCGTCCTCGGGCAACGTGCTGCCATCGGGCAGCGTGTGGGTGCGAAGAACGGTGAGGTCGGCGGCGGCAGCTTGCAGGTGAGAAACCCATAACACTCTGCGGGAGTCTGCCACCGCACGACCATGCACCTTGTCCACCACGGCCTTCACCGTGGGCTTCAGGTCATCATATTTCACCAGCACCTTGCGGCGGTCCTCTGGATCGTCAATGACGGTCCACCCTTTGGAGCCACGTTGCCGAGCCTTCTTGACGGTATCGTAAGCGATACCGGCAGTCAGTAGCTCTGACACCTCCAGGTAGGTTATGCCGCCAATGGTGCGCATGCTCAGGCCAGCTTGATAGCGAGTTGTGCGAGTTGGATACGGTGCAGGTACTCTGCAGCGCTTGCCTTGGCCTGGGCGGTCTCCTGGCGCTGCTGGGCCAGTTCCTTTTCCAAGGCCTCCACGCGATTGCCGAGCTTGTCAGCCACGCGGTCCGCTACGGTGCCGATACCAGTTTTCACTGCGTTGTGCGCATCAGCCAGTTCCGTTAGGTCCTTGTGCAGGCTTCGCAACTCCGTGGCCATTGCACTGTTGCGCTCCTTGTAGCCCTCCAGCTCAGCCTGTGCAGCATCCAGGTCCTTGCCCTGCGCCACCAGCTTCTCTTGCAGGTCACGCAGTTCCTTCTGCAGGTGGGCATTGTCACTCTCGACTGCGGTGAGTCGGCTCTTGTCTGTAAGGCCAACCATCGCGTCTGGGCTAGTCTTCAACACAAGGCAGAGGCCCAATAGTGTTGTGAAGTCAGGGTAGGCAACCAAGCACTCCCAGTTACTGATGCTGTTGGCCTTGACGTTGAGGCGATCCGCCAACTCGCCCTGGCTCCAGCCGTACTGTTTGCGGAGCGCTCGTAAGGAAGCCGAAAAGGTTTTCTGCATGCCAGCAATGACATCGTTGGTCACTTGACCCTTGTTCTTCGGAGCACTCATTTGCGGCTGCGAGTTGGCGTGCGTAGAGAGAGCACCTCGTTGTACAGAGCAGTGATACCTGCGTTCTTGCGCGTGCCTGCGATCACCCTCTTCACATGATCGTAGCAGTAACCCTGCTTCGTCCGGCCCATCCGCCTGGCTTTGGCCATCTGCATGACCAGTCGGATATCCCCATATTCCTTGTTCGGTGTCATCGGTTGCTTACTTTGGTCCTGAAGTCGGGTACAAATATGGATCGAAGTAGATAGCAAGTCAAACGGAAGTAGACATTGAGTTTTCCACCGAGCGATGTCAATTACTGAAAGACTGCAGACCTATATCCAGGAATCTGGATTGAACGTCAACAAGGTGACGGTTCGCTGTGGCCTTCGGCCGGGCACGCTGAACAAGGCTTTGAAGTACGGCAAGAGCCTGAACAGCGATACTGTTGAGGCCATCTTGAAGAACTACACTGACCTGAGCGCGGAGTGGCTGCTACTTGGCTATGGCCCCATGCGGAGGCGCTCAGCGCGGGTGATGAATATGGAATCAGGTAGAGAGCTGAGTGCAGAGGAGTTGGCAAGGAATGAATCAAGCCTTGAGGATTGGAAGAAGAAAGTTGGTCCGCCAGACCTGCTACAGAAGCAGCTGCAGATACAACAGGCCATTGCCGAGCTACTTGACCAAGAGGACCTGGAAGTACTTCGGAAGCTGATTGACCACTACAAGCACGGCAGTCGGAGCTAGCAGAGCACTGCCCTACCTCCTCCGCTTCCGCCTGGTGGCGATGAAGAGGTGGATGGAGAGTAGCAGGGCGAAGAGAAGCTTGCGCATCTGTGTTGGGTTTGGCTGCCAAGGTCTCCAGGTGCCCACCCTCGAAAAAACGACAAGCCATTTTTCGTGGCCGCACTGAGCACCCGGCCAGGTCCACCAGTACCAGGATCACCCCTAGGATGATGGTCACCACTATGCCGTCCTTGATGCGTTGCCAGGTGCGGCGGGTATAGGGGTCGGTGCTCATTGGGCAAGGGTTGAAAGGTGGGCGTCAACAGCGGCCTGTACATCGGCGTCTGACCAGGTGCCATTCACGTAGGGCTGTGCAGGCAGGTCATAGTGGATGCGGATGTTAGCACCGCTCTCCAGGACAACCGAGGGTTGGAAGGTCTGCTCTGTCGGCCTGTCCAATGTGGCCACCACGGTCACCGTCGGATCGATGATCAGCACTCCAGGATGTGAGGGTACTTCGATGGTCATGGCTGAGAGGTTAGGGTGTCCAGCGGCGAACGCAGATGCCGAACTGGGAGGCAGAGGTCTTATTGGTCGCCGAGGCCGCACCCAGAGCATTGGTGATCCTAAGGGCCTGAGCGGTGGATGCCGGGCTCGTGGTACTGGACCACGGCAATATCGCAGAGGCAATAGCGAAAGGTCCGTAGTTCAGCACAGAGCCGGAATTGTACAGTGCAACGGAGTACCACACCCCTATAGGCGGAACCTTCCAATCGTTATGGCCATCGAACGTCAACGCTAATGCGGCATCGATAGCAGTGTTCCACACTGCCGTCAATGTTGGGTCGTTCGGCACGTACCACTGCAGCCTGGTGAGGTGGTCAATGAACGTGCGGTCTCCAGTGGTCCCGAAAGCAGCACCACTGGGATCGGTGAAACGATTCGTATTGCCGAACACATTGGGAATACCAAGGGTGGTCCAATTCACCAGGTACTGCTTCTGTGATGAGCTGCCAAACGATGGAACATGGTCGAACCATCCTGCTGCCCTGATGCTCTGCTCATCACCGCTCCTGTAGCTCACGGCCTGGCCGCTCCACAGCTCTGTGCCGAATGCGTAGATGATAGGGTCTCCAGCAGGGATCGGGTTGACCACGTTGATGGGTGTCCCGGCTGGTTGTGAGGCATACGGCACACCGTTCAGCGATACCGCCACATCAGGTGCGGCCGGTGCAGTGTCTTCAAAGAGCGTATCCAGGTCAATGCGGCCGTATTCTGTGCCAGCACTGTTGCGAAGCGATCGCGCTGGTACGGCAATGTTCGGTGTCATCTCGGGACCGTAGTAGGCGGTCTCAAATGCCCGGCTGACGATGATGCCACCAGCAGCAAGCTCGTACAGGAACACCGAATAGGGCAGCCCCCATATGGTGCCGGGTGGCAACAGGGCAACAGGGATGCCAGGTGATAGGTCTGTTTGCAGCACCAGCACCGGATCGCTGCTCGCGAAGGTGCATTCCATCGGCACCTGAGCTGGTAGACGTATGCTTTCCCCATTGCTGTCGATGTGTACCACATCCGGAAGCACATGCTCTGCAGGTGCGGTCACATTCACCACATAGCTGCTGTCACTGTTGCGCACCAGCACCACGCGGCCTGATGGCACCGGCATTGGCGGGTTGGCGTCGATCACCAGGGCGGGCACCGGCCGGGTCACGTAGGTGGCCGGGTCCATGTCCGTGCAGAGCAGGCTGCGGAACGCCACAGTGTCCACGCGGAACTTGCTGAAGCCGTGGTCCGGCTCCATGCCGATCAGGCCCACGGTACCGTAGCCCACGCCACGCATACCGATCAGGCGCTTGCCGATCTCCTTAACCTGGTCATAGGTGGCACGCGTGCTGGTGATGCGGCCAGCTGCGCGATCGCTGCCCAGGGGATCGTCCACCATGTCCCGGAGGATGTCCAGGTAGAACACGCCCTGCGCCTCGTAGTGCTTGCGGCCACGGGCCTCCCACTTGGGTTCCTCGTAGCGCACCAGCACAGCAGGCAGCAGCAGGCCATCGATCATCTCCCCGCCCTCCATTCTCTCGGGCTGGTCATTGAACCAGTCGATGGTCCTGATCTTCAGGTCCGGCTTCGTGGGGTCAGTGAGCCGGTCGCGGATGGCGATATAGAGGTCGTCCAGTATCATGCGCTTTTAGCTCCTTTGAACACGTCTTCAAGGCCCGCCAATATCTCGGCACTGATCTCCTTAGCCAGCGGCTCGGTCGTGACCATGAACGGACGTGCGGGCATTGCTGCCGGTGTGTTGCTCTGCCTGCGGCGTATGAGGCCGCTGCGCAGGTTGGTGCTCCATGCTGCAGCCTGTCCCTTCAGGGCACCGCCCCGGTTATGGATCGCGGCATAGGGCGTGTTGTTGATCACCCTGGCATACTTGAAGTTGGGTGCGCTACGCAAGGCCCTGCGCAGGCGGCCGCTCTTCACCAGGATGGCGCGGCCCTTGTCCTTGCCGCTACGGCGCGGCTCCCACTTCTCCAGGCTGCCACCGCTGCCGGTGAATGCACCCTGCCTGCGGAAGTTGGCGCGGAAGTGGTTCTCGGCCAACTTGCTCGCAATGCGAGGCAGCTCCCGGCGATACGCACGGAAGCGGCTGGCCATGTCGCTGAAGGGGCTGGGGAACTGCTTGCTCATGAGATCACATCCACATCGCCCTCCGTCCTAGGCAGGTAGTCCTCGCTCGCGATCAGTTCGGCCAGCTCACGGCTGTAGCCCATGATGAGCATCAGCGCTGTGACCAGCTCCTCGCCCGTCAGCTCGTCCCGCTCTAAGCGGGCACGCAGCTCCTCGATGTTCACTTTGTCCGCCATCCTTTTGCAATGAAAAGTAAGTCGATCGCCTTGGCGATGGGGGCGAAGTCCTTCGCCGTCCATTGCGTAGGTATGCCACTGCTGCGTACCGTCTTCAGGTCCTTGAGCAGGGCCTCGTCACCACTGCGCACGGCCACGTACTGGCTGTATGCCCGCGCCCACTGTTCCTTGGGGTTGGCCAGGTAAGTGTAATACTTGCGCAGGCGTAGGGGCAGGCGCACGTCATTGCCTGCGGTGTCCTTTACGATGCCGGTGTTCAGTACTTCGTTGATGCCCTTGATCACCTTGCTCTGGGCCATGGCCGCCTGCACCGCCTTCATCTCTGCACTGGCAATGCTGCTGGTGCCCCAGGACACACCCTGCCCCAGGCCAATGTGGTCAAGCCAGTGGCCCACCTCGTGTGCCAGCGTCAGGTGCTGGTGATCGCCGGTGAGGCGCACACCGATATCCACTGCATTGTAGAAGGTGCTTCGGTAGAAGCCGAACGCCTTTGCCCTGGTAGGCTTCAGCGGGATCGCGCTCAGCACACCATCACCGTGTACGCTGTCGATCGCCTTCATGGTCCGCGTCAGCACAGTGCTCAGGGCCTTGTTGTCCGTGGTGAGCGAGCCGCTCACCGGCGTACCCTGGGCGCGGTTGGTGATGGCCGCGCCTTCATCACCCAGGACATCCTGCACCAGCTTCTCCACCTTGGCCTTCACGGCCTTCGGTGCCTTGCTACTGTAGGGGTGGTCCTTGGGGAACACCACGCCATCCTTGCCCACGTTGCTGGCGAACATGCCTTTGCGGACAGGCTCCCAGTTGGCGGGCAGGCTGCGGCCACCACCCAGGCGAGCCACCTGCTCCACATCGCACCTACAGCGCCAGCCGTTGGGTGGATAGTTCGTGTCCCAGAATGGGTGATCGATGTGTTCGGTGATGCCGTCATAGCCCTCGTGCTCATCGCGCACACGGTCATCGCCCACCGTGCTGTAGCGCAGGAAGGGGAAGAGGTCCCGGTCTGCCTGTAGGTCCGTCCAGCGCTGGGCCATCTGACCGCTGGCCACCGCGTGCTCATACTCGCTGCGCAGGTAGTTCTTGTTGTAGGTCTCGTCAATGGCCAGCACCCGCTTCTTGAAGTCAACGAAGGAGCGGAACTGGCCGTCCTCGTCCATCAGTTCAGCGCTCACGGCCTTGGCCACTTGGTAGCTCTTGAAGCCGGAGAACGTGAATACGTTGTCCCGCATGAAGGCCTGCAGCTGCTCGCTCTGTGGCCCTGCACCATCATCCAGGTCCATGCCGCCCATCACGCCCTTGAACAGCTGGTCCGCTGTCCACTGCATCAGCTTCGGGTCTACGTGGTCACCGGTGATGCGGCCGTCATGGAAGGCCCTGGCCAGTTCATCCATGATGCCATCGCTGTCCTCGTCCGGTCCACCAGCGGCCGTGAAGCCGTGGGTGTGCCCGTGGGCGCGGTACAGTCGATCGATGGCCTTCTGCATGCTGGCCGTGTCTGCTCGGTCTACTTCATCATCCGCCTCACCCTCCTCCTCCTTCTTTGGTGTGGCAGGGTCGGCCTTAGGTGCGTCCTCCTTGGCCTTGTCCAGCTTGATGCGCTCTGCAGCCGTGGGCATGGGGATGCCGTAGGTATCGTACCAGTAGCTCTCCGGCACGTCCACCTGTTCGGCCACCTTCTTGTCCACCTCAATGCGCTTCTCCAGGGGCAGGCCCACGGTCACATCAAAGGCAAAGCGGCCATCCTTCACAGGGTAGCCCAGGCGCATCAGGCGGTCCTTCAGCTCCCAGTTCAGCAGGAACTCGATGCGCTTCATGTCGGCCA